CAATCAACAAATGGGACAAATTAGGATTCTTAGAGGGTCTAAAAGGTCACATGAGAGAAAACGTAGCACAATTATACGAAAACCAAGCATCATTTTTAATTAATGAAGCATCATCTACATCTGATACTGGTGCATTTGAAACAGTGGTTTTCCCAATCGTTAGACGTGTATTCTCTAAATTATTAGCAAACGACATCGTTTCAGTACAAGCAATGAACTTACCAATTGGTAAATTATTCTACTTTGTACCTAACATTCAGGCGTACACTGACACTTCATCATCAACTAATGGTATTCACCGTAAACCTTACGGAGCACCTGGATACGATGACGCAGTTGATGGTCCTGATGGACCAGGAAGTGGTTACGACTACAACAACACTAAAGACCTTTACGATAGATTCTACGAAGGTAACGAACCAGCATTAGACCCACCAGGTTTATTTGACTATTCTAAGGGACAATTCTCAGCAATCACAGCAACAGTTGGTACTGTGGCTTGGTTAGCTGATGCATTAGTTCCTTCGGCTTACACAAATGATAACTATAGAAAAGTATTAGTTGTTATGTCAGGTTTCGCAACTGGTGGAGCAGGTAAATTAATCGGTCCTGATGGTCAACCAATGGATAACGAGGCTTTCTTATCTGATTTAACAATTTATGGTGTTAATGGTAACCCTTTCACATCTGCAAATACAACTAACCCTTATTTATTTAGAGTTGTAACTCAAAGATATGGTAAAGGTATTGTACAATACGGTAACAACAATGCAACTTCAGTTTTCCCTAACGACAGAACAGATGGTGGTCAATATGACAACTTATGTGATGCTCAAGGTAAAATCTACTTAGAGATTGACTTACAAGTACCAGTTTGTATTACTTGTGGTGGTTCTATGGACGGTTACACAGGTTCAACATTCCAATCTACTGAAGGACCGAACAACGCATTTACTGCGACTTATAGAATCTACAGAAACTTAGAGTTTGAAGATAGAATTGGTGAGGTTTCATTTGATTTGATGTCAGTAACTGTTTCAGTAACTGAAAGAAAATTAAGAGCACAATGGTCTCCAGAAATGGCACAAGACGTTGCTGCATTCCATAACATCGATGCTGAGGCTGAATTAACAGCTTTATTATCTGAGCAAGTTGCTGCAGAAATTGACCGTGAAATCTTAAGAGATTTACGTAAAGGTGCTGCTTGGAACTTGAGATGGGATTACAACGGATGGAAACGTCTGGGTTCAAGTGCAGTTCCTTACACTCAAAAAGACTGGAATCAAACTTTGATTACAGCTATTAATCAAATTTCAGCTCAAATCCACAAATCTACCTTAAGAGGTGGTGCTAACTGGATTGTTGTTTCTTCTGAAATCAGTGCTATCTTTGATGACTTGGAATATTTCCACGTATCAAATGCAGCTCCTGAGCAAGACCAATACAACATGGGTATTGAAAGAGTTGGTACATTAGCTGGTCGTTACCAAGTGTTCAGAGACCCTTATTTCCCACCTAACCAAGTGTTAATGGGTCACAAAGGTACATCTTTACTTGACACAGGTTACATCTACGCACCGTATGTACCTCTACAATTAACACCTACAATGTACAATCCGTTCAACTTTACTCCGATAAAGGGTATTATGACGAGATATGCGAAAAAGATGGTCAACAACCGTTTTTATGGTAGAATTACCGTTGATGGTGTTCGTACATTTGACTTAAGAGAGTTGAGATAATCAAAATTCTTAAAGAAGAATACAAAAAAGGGACAAGAAATTGTCCCTTTTTTTATGTTTTATTTGTAATACTTGATTTTTTGGTTTAATTACTTATATTTATATTATATGAAAAAATTTATACCATCGGAAGAAGAATTAAATAGAATCCTTAGAATGTATAACGAAGAACTTTTAGGTTCTCAGACAATATCAGAAAAAACAGGAATTAACAAATCAATAATTTTAAGAATATTAAAAGAAAATGGTATTATCATGGGTCCTTCAGGAAGACGATTTATTGGTGGTAGAGAAGTTGCAACAAAAAAATATTTTTCTAAACCTGAAACTAAAGAACGTCTAAAGAAAAATCACAAAAAATGGTCAGAACAAAATAAAGAACATTTAAAACAATACATTAAAGAATATCGTAAAAATAATGTTGATAAAATCCGACAAATAAAACGTGACTATGAAAGATATCGTAAAGTGAGTGACCCCACCTATAAACTAATCTCTAATTTTAGGACTGCAATATATCAGGTATTGAAAGAAAACAATGTGGAAAAGAATAAACATTACTTTGATATTCTAAAATATACTCCTGAAGAATTAATTTCACATTTAGAAAAACAATTTACCGATAGTATGACGTGGGAAAATTATGGTGAGTGGCATGTTGACCATAGAATGCCAATATCGTCTTTTGTTTTTGAATCAGTTGACGATGATAGTTTTATGAAATGTTGGTCGTTGGACAACTTACAACCTATGTGGGGTAAAGAAAATATCACAAAGGGTGACAAAATCATTTATTAATTTTTAAATCATCATATATTTATTTTTAGATTTTTAGTTTATCAGTCCCCAGTCCTTAAAGCTGTTGAGTATTCACGGATACGAAGGTATTGGTAACGTAGTCAATAAAACTATTTTAAAAGTAAAAAAATGAATTACACAACAAACAACGTGGGTAATCCGACTGCTCACATCACAAGAAAAAAGTCGCGACTTAAAATGTACAACGGTAATACCGTTTTCCTTAATGATAAGGATAATTTTGAATTTGAAATTCATAATCCAACACAAAAATCGGTTCTCTGTAAAATCAAATTAAATGGTGAATACATCTCCACAGGTGGTGTCGTTATTCGACCAGGTCAGAGAGTGTTTTTAGAACGTTTCTTTGACACAAACAACAAGTTTGAGTTCAGTACCTATGAAGTAAAAGATACGTCGTTAAACAGGACGGCAATCGATTTGAATGGGGATGTAAGGATTGAGTTCTATAATGAACAAACATATCAACCAAATTATGGTTTATATGTATTGAATGGTAGTAGTACTGTAAGCACAGGTTCACCATACTATGGTAATATGACATTTACAACATCAAGTTCTGCTCCAATGGCGTATTATTCTAATACATCATCGGTCTCATCATTAGTTGGTGAACCAACAATTGAAACTGGTAGAGTTGAAAAGGGTAAAGAATCAAAACAAAATTTTACAAATTCATACCAAAATTTTGAATACAATGTTTCACATCAAATTAATTTAAAGATATTACCATTAAGTAATAAAAATAAAACTACAGAAGACATTAAATACTATTGTACTGAATGTGGTACCAAGACAAAATCAAAATATAAATTTTGTCCGTCTTGTGGAAATAAGTTATAAATAAAAAAGGGTCCCGTGAGACCCTTTTTTTATTTTATGGTATTTATCGTATATGAAATATAAAATCAAACAAACCCAAATTAACAATATTGTTTCCAAATATTTGGAAGTTAAAGATTATAAAGTGGTTGAAGACAATAACGAGGTTCATCTTGTGGATAGTTTTGGTGATTTTATTATTACCTTAACATTTGGTGGTGATTGTGTTATAAGTACTAAATTGATTACTAATCTTAAACAAATGTTGGGAATTAAAAGTTATGTCGTTATCAGAGATTCTATTTCTGATTGGGTTGAGAAGAAATTTCAGATTCCTGTTCAATACATTTATGTAATGTAATGTTTCTTAACGATTTTGATATAAGTTCAATCTCTTCCATAGAAAATACCCCGTGTTTATAAGCATAATTAATTGATTGATTTATAATGTATATGGATTGGGGATATTCCAAACCATTCAATAATTTTTCAATATCATTTGGTTCATAAACGGGAATACTATCGAAAAGTAATGTTATTGGTGTTTTTTCTGATTTAGGTTGTTCCATAAAAATATTCTTAGATATTTATAATAATATGAATAAAAAACGAATTAGTGAAGCCACAGGGTCAGGAAATTCGGGACACTTTAAAGTTCCAATTGTATTATCCCCACAACAATGGACTGAAGACCAATTAGGACCATTTACGTCTCCTGTTTATACGTACACTAATGCGGAATTGGCATATGAAGAAGCCGATGGGGATTTTAAAGAAACTCCAGAGGAAAGAACAAGAATTGAAAATAGAACTAAAAAATTATCTAAAATTGATATGTATTTAAAACAATTTTATACTGGTCAAAATGATGAGGATGGTAGTAATATTGCCAATGTTGAATCACCTGAAAAAATAATTAAACAAGCCTTTGGACCACTTAAAGAAGATTTGGCGGTTTGGTTTGGTACAAAGAAAAAACCTAAAGGTAGTAAACAACCTAGTGGTCCTTGGGTTAATATTTGTCGTAAAGATAAGGATGGTAAACACCCACCCTGTGGTAGACCTGAAGCATCTGATAAAGGTTATCCAAAATGTAGAGCGGTAGGGGTTGCCGGAAAAATGACCGATTCACAAAAAAGGTCAGCTTGTCAACAAAAACGTAAAGCAGAAAAAACTCATTCTAAAACGGGTACAGGAAACAAACCAAAAATGGTTTCCTATAAACCTAAGAATGAGTCTTTAAGGGATATCATTAAGAATGTTCTTAATGAGGAGTTTAATTCAAAGAGTTTATAATTTTATCTAAAGAAGTTTTATGTTCTTGATTTAAACTATCAACCAAATCAAGTCTATTCTTTCGAACAATACCGTTAAATCTTTCGATAACTTTTTCATAAACATCATATCCGTCGATATATGTTGAAAAACTATGTGATGGATTAATTAACGATACATATCTACCTTCGATAACGATATACGTTCTTTTTCTGTCGTTAACAATAAACTTTTGGTTTTGTTCACGATAATCAAAAAGTTCGGTATTTGGAATGTCCATTAATTTCATACAGACATCAAACCACGTCTTTTCTTCGTCAGTAATAACAGGTTTGGGGTCAAACCTATCTTTTAATATTAAATAAATCTTATAAAGCATTCTTGGTATATAACCCATCATTTTTTCTCCCATAGGACAAATATATGGAATATATTTTAAATAAAAAAGGGAACTTAAGTTCCCGTTTTAAATTTTATTAACAATATGCTCCAGAACAATGTTTTTTACCATCAAGACCCGGCATTTTACCTTTACAAACTTGTACAGCGTAGCCATTTGCATATGCACTTGGGTAAACTTTAAACTTTGATTTTGCTGCAGATTTACCACGAGCACATAATTTAGTTCCAACTTTTTTACGACCTTCATTAATGTCTTCATAATCAACATATTCATCTTGTTTTTTTGTTTCGTTCATTAGGAAATCAAAAACTTGGTCCATATTGTTTTTTGCTTCGGATACGTGGTCGTCAGCCCAATCGTGACCATCTTGAATAATTTCATCAATCATATTTGGGTCCATTTCTAATAATGCCTCACATTGTCTTTTTATTTGTTCTAAGTTAGAAAAGAACATATAGTTGGTAGTTTGTTCCTCTGCAAGAACTTTTTTAACTAAATTAGTTAAATCAGATTCGGTTAATTTTATTATTTTACTCATACTGTTGGTATATTTAAGTTATTTTTATTGTTAACTATGTTAAATGTTAGTTGTTTCTTATAAGTATTCTTCTCACCTGAAGTGTTTACTTGAATATCTACATAATATTGATTTGGAATTTTATCTCTCATATCAAATATAAAGTAATATTCATTTGTTGTTCTATTAATTGGTGTCCAATCTTGAACTAAAACTTCTGTGGTTCCTTCTTTAACATAAACTCTATAAAATGCTGATACATCTAATAACATTTGTTGTCCTGTATATGCTTTCTTAATTGTTACCCCAATTTTTCTAATGTCTGTATTAAGAATTTGTTCGTTTTGTAATATACCGTAAAAGTCAAAACCAAATTGTGATGGTTCTCTTGAAAGTGAACCTATTTGAATTCCTGCGTTATATGGTTGAAGGATAAATTGATTTTCAACGTTAGGGATACTTTGTCCGTTAATTGTTAATCCTGACCATACATCATAAAAAACACAAGGTGTTGGACATCCAGTAAATGAATTTGGAATTTCAACTTCGTATACCCCTTTTGTTCTTAAACACGTACTTAAATTTGATGTTGCCGGTGACCAAGCCAATCCGTTTCTATCGTTAATAGTTACAAATGGGTCTGAGTCCAAATTAACTAAATCACCATTTTGATAAACATAAAGATATAATGTATTTGTTTGATTTTGTAAAAATTGATTTCTATCGTCTTGAATTAAATCATCATAATTTGTTAAAAGATATGGTTGATAAAATGTTTGAGTTTCTTTTGAAAAGAAGGCTACACTATAACTGTCGGTTAATCCTGTTATGTTTTCAATTTGAGGTAAATAAGCAATACCCCAACCAGTAACACCGGTAATAGAACCATTTAAGATACCGTTAATCTCATTGGTCATATCCATATTAAGGTCTTCATTTCCTAAATCAAAATGTTGTTCGGCGATTTTTGTTAAACCTGTAAAATTTACCGTACCTTCATTTTTGTTATTGTAGATACCAGGTTGAGACCAATCATTAATTGTTGTTGTTTGATACCAGTTTGAAGGTCTTGTTGAAAATGCTCTACTATCAACATAAGTCAAAGGAGCTGAACCACCAATTGCACTATTTTTGGCTAAATTAAAGTCGTTGTAATCGTATCCAACCCCTTCATCCCAAAATTGTATGTTACCAGTATTACCTGACGTTAGTGGGATTCTAAATAGGATTAAATCGAAAGATGTTGCTCGTCTCCTTTCGTTTGACATAAATGAATTTAATAATTCATTATCGAATGAAGATGTGTTGGTCATTTTAAGGGTATGTGTCATACCTGTAGTACAACCTGTAGAAATTACACCTGAAGTAATATCTTGAATTAAATCTGTTAAATTTAAATTAAAAATAAAACGAGTATAACCATAATTTGGAACAACATAATCTGAGGCACCAAAATTTAACTCAATAACCGGATTTCTTGCGGTGTTTACGTAAGAGTTAGATGTTATTGTATTGTTCTTATCTATATATGACCTTAAAATTGACATTTGATATTTTATTTATAAATATCAATTAAGTCGAATATTCTTATTTAAAATTTTAGTTGCCGCATTTTGCATTTCAGCAAGGATAGATGATGTTGTTGAACCGTCCTGAGTAACAGGAACTGGAGGTAATCCCGGAAATGCGTGAGTATGGGTTATTAAGAATCTAACAATTAAATTTACTAATTCTAATAATTCTTCACCACGAACTAAACTAGATGTATTTGGTATAATATCGTCAACAAATTTTTGTTCAGAAATTCCATATAATGTATCGGAAAAGTTAATTTTTTGTTTACCTGGAATAGCACTTGTTTGTGATAATAAAAATAACTTATCTCCACCAAGAGCTCCATAAGTTAGTTGTCCATAGCTTGAATACGATTCTTTTGTAACCTCTGTACTTTTAAAACTTAAAGGTTTACCAACTTTATTTTTAGCGTAAATTAATCCATATCCACCTTCTTTAAGTGCTGGATATAATTTTACTTGAGAAAAAATATCACTAACGTTTGTAATCGCTAATCCACTTACATTATTATTTGTTGGTGGAGCTGTTATTGTTGTTTCGTCTAATTCATCAATAGTTGGTAACAATACATTCTCGATTCCTTGTGAAATTAAACTATTTCTTACTTGACTAACAACACTTTGGTAAAGTTCATTTAATAAAATTTCATCTCCATCTGCAGTACCGGTTGCTACAATACGAGTAGTTGTGACATCAATAACTCGTATACTAATGCTGCAACTACCAAGTAGACAAAATTTCTCCCCTACTGAAACATAGTTTGGATTATACGTAGGTGTTGGAGGTTCGGATGGTCCATATAAAACATTATATGTTAAATTATTTGGTCTATAAAAAATTGGAAATTTATTTAATTCACTTGAAAATAACTGTGTTCCATTTTTAAGTGTTGTTGAACTATTACAAGCTTTAATAAAATCATTAATGTATACAATAACTTCAGATTTAGATAATAACTCAAATGATTGTACAGTTACAATTTTCTTTAAGTTTTCTTGAATATCCGAACTAACAGTTAAATTTTTAGAATTTGTTGATAGGTCTGGTTTTAGTTGATATAAATAAACTTGTCCTGAAAATTTGTTTTTAGTATTTTCAGGATTTATTATAGTCCATTCAATAAGATATTTAATTGAAACAATAATTTCTTCTGATTGGGTAATTGTTATTGTTTCCTCTTTTTTCTTGGTTAAATTAAATCTTGATAATTGAAGGAATGACCTTTGTTGATTGGCTACTGGTGGTTGATTTGCTTGAAGAACAGAATCTTTAAATTTACCTGCTCTTAATAATATTTCATCTTGTTTTACAATTAAATCGGCACTTCCTCTACCTAAGATTGCGTTATCTCCTGGTTCAGGAAAAATTCCTTTATATGTTACATTATTACTATATGTACCATCTTGGTTTTTTAATGGTTTTGGGTTTGTATATTGTGTTCCTGTTCCTGTAAATTTATTACCACCAACATAATATTCAAAATTTGTTGATGTTGGAGTTGAAAATGTATTTTGTATATAATATTGATTTTGATATTTAAAATCACTATTAGAATAAATTATCTGTGCCATTTCCCCAACCTTTGGGACTTGGTACATAAAATATGGCATAAGAGGATTAAAAACAAACGGGTCTCTTACAGTCCATTTGTCTCGTTCTTCGTTCCAATCTTCAATACCTTTAACAATGTCTTGATAGTTGTCAATAATTAAAGTTGCTCTAACCCTACCCAACATTAATGGGTCTTGGTTATCTAAAATAACTACTTGAAAAAATATTGAACCACTCATTATGTTCTTGTTTGATATTCATTTAATGTTTTATTGTATAAACCTTCAATTGTATCTAATTGCAATGTTAGGTTAATTAGATTTGTCTTTGTTGATTCAAATTCTAATGAAAGGACATCCATAATTTCAACCAATCTATTGTTTGGTAAATTCTTCAAATCACTTTGTTCTTTTACTATTTGTTCAAATTCTTCTTTTGTCATATTAATAAGATAAACCAACTTGTTTAGTTGGGTCAAGTGGGTTATAGGTAACATCTGTTCTTCCACTTTCAGCATTTTCTTTAGCTTTTCCTTTTAATACCGCTGATGCAAATTGTATCATTTTGTTTGGAGAACCATCAGGTAGAGGTTCAGTTGGAATTCCAACATCTTGCAAAAATTGAATTGCGTTTATGGTTTCTCTTTCTGTTGATGTACCAGGTAAAAATGCTCTTAACGCTAAAATTGGTGCAGGTATTGCAACAGTTGGTATTTTAATATTCGGTATCTTTTTTATATCCTCAATTAATGCATTAACGTCATCAATTACACTTTTACATTTCTTAAAATCATCAATTGTTCTTATTGAAGTTACTAGAACCTGTAACGAACTTTGAATTATTAAATTTCTTTTAGCAATCGCACTGTTAGCAATATCTGAAATAATAAGTCTTATTAATAATAATATATCTTTTTTTAGTATTTCAAATAAAGTTTTTATGTATAAAGCACCAATTTTTGAAATAACTTCAATATTAAATTTTTTAAATGTTATTAAAAAATCTGTTTGATTATTAACAATACTATTTACGTTTGTTGCAACAGTATTTCCTGAGTTAATTAATTGATTTGTGCTAGTTGTGGCACCGCTTTGAACAACTTTTAATAATGTAAAAATGGGTAATAAAACTTTTGGACTAATAATTGCCGAGGCTAAAGCTAAAGGTATTTGTTTTAATATGTCTTTATTAAAAACATCTTTTAAATTAAGATTTGGAGCATATACTTTAAATTCAGGATTTTCTGAAATTGAATTAAGTATGTTCTCTAGACTTTTAACTTGTTCTTCTATATTTTGGTTGTCAACAACGTCTCTAAAATTTGTTAATTCTCCTAATATTGTATTAAAATCTATTGGTAATTTTACATTACCACAATCCTCAAATTCAACAACACCATTTTGAATATTGTCAATTTTAATTTCTAT